CGGCTGTGATTGTAGGGTGCTTGAGACAATGCTCATTGCGTGTTCTGCGCGCGCGAGGCGGCGATGATGGCGGAGCCTATTAAATTACAGGGGTTATCCTATGAGCGATTTTCATCATGGCGTGACTGTGAATGAAAGCGTTAATTCATCCACGATCATCACTGATGTTGCGTCTGCCGTCATTGGCGTGGTGTGTACGTCAGATGATGCTGATGCCGATGTGTTCCCGCTAAATACGCCGGTACTGCTCACGCGGGTGCGCACCGTTCTCGGCAAGACCGGGACGACGGGCACGCTAAAAACCGTGCTGACCGCCATCTCGCAGCAAGCCAGCCCGCCGACCATTGTCATTCGCGTGGAGGAGGGGACGGACGAAACCGAAACAACCGAGAATGTGATCGGCGGCGTGGGTGCCGACGGTCGATACACCGGTCTTTTTGCCCTGTTGGTCGCTGAAATGCGTACCGGCATGAAGCCGCGTATTCTTGGCGCGCCGGGCCTGGATTCGCTTCCGGTCGCACAACAACTGGCAACCTTCGCGCAAGAGTTGAAGGCGTTTGCTTACGTCAGTGCCGGTGACAGCGCCACGATTGCAGAAGCTAAAGCGTACCGCGCCAACTTTACTCAGCGCGAGGTAATGATCATTTACCCGGATTGGCTGGCCTATGACACCAAAGCTGGCGTTAACGTTGTTGTCCCGGCCACTGCGTATGCATTGGGGCTGCGGGCTCGTATCGATGCGCAGATTGGTTGGCATAAAACGCTATCCAACATCGCCGTTAACAATGTGGTTGGCACGTCACAGGATATCTATTTCGCGTTGCAAGGGACGGATACCGATGCGGATGCGTTGAATGCCGAACACGTCACCACGTTGATCAAGCAAGACGGTTTCCGCTTCTGGGGTAACCGTACGGCGGATAAAGAAACCTTTATCTTTGAGTCGTATACCCGCACCGCTCAGCTGATCGCTGACACGATCGCCGAGGCGCATTTCCCGTATATCGATAAGCCACTTACGCCTAGCCTGGCGCGCGACATTATCGACGGCATTAAGCGCAAGCTTTCCGCCTGGGTCACCGCTGGCCGTTTGTTGGGTGCTGATGTCTGGTATGACACTGACCTCAATACCACTGAGTCGTTGAAGGTTGGCAGGCTCACGATCAAGTACCGCTATACCCCCGTCCCCCCACTCGAACACCTGGTGTTGGAGCAGGAGTTTACGGACGAGTATTTCGCTACCTTTGCCAACGCCGTAAACAGTTAAGGGGATCGTCATGGCACTACCGCGCAAATTGAAGATGTTTAACTACTACCTCAACGGCAATAGCTATCTCGGCCAGGCTGAGGAGATCACGTTGCCTAAGTTAACGGTCAAGACCGAGGACTATCAGGGTGGCGGGATGCTGGGGTCGGTGGCCGTTGATCTCGGCTTTGAGCCTGGCGCTCTGGATATGGAAGTCACCATGGGCGGAATCATGTTTGAGCTGATGACGCAATACGGCATCCCTAACGCTGATGGTCTGCAATCGCGCTTTGCGGGTTCCTATCAGGCCGAAGACAGCGCCGACGCAATTCCGGTGGAAGTCCAGACGCGTGGCCGTTTTGTTGAGATTGACACCGGTAATGCGAAGCAGGGGGAGAACACGCAGCATAAGTATTCGCTGAAAAATACCTACTACAAGCTGACGCATAACGGCACCGTACTGTTCGAGCTCGATATTCTCAACATGATTTACATCGTGAACGGCGTTGACCGCATGGCGCAGCACCGGGCCAATATCGGCCTGTAATCACGTATTAACCCCTTATGCCAGCCTGCGGCAGTGGGTTGGTCTAACTTGCTGTATGGAGATATCTCATGAGCGAATCTATTACCCTGCAAACACCTATCAAGCGTGGCGAAACACTGATCGCGGTGGTGTCCATCACTGACACCATGAAACAGGCGGGCAGTCTGCGCGGCCTGAAACTTATTGATGTGATGAACAGTGATGTCGACAGCCTGATCACGCTGTTGCCACGCGTCACCGAGCCCGCGCTCACGCCGGTGGAGATTGCCGGAATGGATACCTGGGACTTTGCGCAGATGGCGCTGGGTGTGTCGGCTTTTTTACAGCCTACCTCTGTGGAAAACAAGACCCCGGAGCCCGCGTCGAAATCAAAATAAACAGCGTAGAGGATGCTATCGCCGACATCGCGACTATCTTTCATTGGCCGCCACCCGATCTCTGGTCTATGTCCCTTGTGGAGCTAGCTGAATGGCGAGAACGGGCGGCGCTCCGCAGCGGTAACACAGAAGAAGAGTAACCTATGGCCGACCGCAAACTACAGATACAAGTGGCTTTGGGGGCGGTCAATAACCTGAGTCGCCCTCTTGATGCGGCACAAAAGAGCAGTGCCGCACTCGCCAGCCAGATCAAAAGCACCCGCGCCAGTATCAAGCAACTGTCTAGCTCGGCAGACAGCTTTGACAAGCTCAGCGCCGCCAGTGCAAAGACGACGGCGCGCATTGAGAAAATTCAACGTGCTGCCGATGCAGTCCGATCGCTTGAAAACCCTACCCAGAAACAGATCGCCGCCGTCCAGCGTTGGGATGAGCGCCTGGTAAAACTGCGTGGAACACAGGAAGGGCAGATCCAACGCCTGGTGCGCCTGCGTGGTGAACTGAAACAGCATGGTGTGTTTGTTGATAAAAACAGCAACGCCACTCAGGCGGCCGCTCGCTATACGGAGCAATACAACCGCCAGCTCGCTGAACAAGAAAGACGACTCAAACAAATCGGTGATGCCCGATCCCGCTACACAGAGGGGCGGGAATTCACCAGCAATCTACGGGGCGCGGGCACGTCTGCCTTGATGGTCGGGGCGGCAATAGGCGCGCCGATTGCCCTGATCACCCGGCGATACAGCTCACTTGAAGACGCCATGAAAGGCGTGGCAAAGCAGGTTGACGGTCTGCTCACCGACGATGGCCAGCGTACGGCGCGCTATTACGAAGTGCAAAAACTCATCCAGGAAGCGGCGGCGGTCACACCGCTGCCGGGTGGTGGCCTGGATTATGCGGCGCTGCTCGAGGGCGGTGGCCGCATGGGGGTGGCCAAGAAGGATGACACCTGGGCGGATCAGCGGCGTGACCTGTTGGCGTTTGCGGATACTGCCGCCAAGGCATCCAAGGCGTTCGAATTGCCCGCGGGTGAACTGGCGGAAGATCTCGGCAAAATCGCCAACCTTTACCGCATACCGATCAAAGATATTGAATCGCTGGGTGATGCGATCAACTACCTGGATGATAACGCGCAGTCCAAGGGCGCGGATATTATCGACGTACTGAAACGCATGGGGGGTAACGCCGAGCGCATGGGCTATAAGCAGGCGGCCGCTCTCGGTTCGACGTTCCTGTCACTCGGTACTGAGCGGGAGCTTGCCGCCAGCGCCTCCAATGCGATGGTGCGCGAGTTGTCCATTGCCAGTATGCAAAGCGACAAGTTTACCGAGGCGCTGAATGTCCTGGGGATTAACGCCAAAAAACTTGAAGTGTCCATGGCCACGGACGCAATGGGGACCATTCGCACCGTGCTTAATGCGGTCAGCAAGCTGCCTGAAGCCGACCGCCTGAAAGTGCTGACGCAACTTTTCGGGAAAGAGTTCGGTGATGATGCGGCGAAGCTGGCCAACAATCTGGGGGAACTTGATCGCCAATTGGCCCTTCTTGAGGGCACCTCTGCACGCGGGTCGATGGCACGTGAGGCGAATATCGATAAGGACTCCCTCTCGTCACAATGGGGGCTGTTAAAGGCCGGATTGAGCGGGCTTGCAGAATCCCTTGGCAGCACGTTGCGACCGCAACTGATGGCACTGATGGCGTGGGCGCAAAAGTGGCTGACGTCGGCGCGAGCATGGGTGGAGCAGAATAAAGAAACCGTTGGGACAGTGGTTCGCTTGACTGCGGCGATTGCCGGTCTGTCTGTTGGGTTTGGGGCTCTGCTGGTCACGACGGCAACAATACTTAACCCTCTTATGGCGATACGGCTGGCCTTCAGCCTTATTACCGGCGGTGGCGCACCGGGCGCAGTGGGCCTGCTTGCGCGTGCATTTGTGTTCTTGCGGACATCAATGCTGGGTATTTTTACCTCCCCCTTGGTTGCGCTGCGCGCTCTTGGTTCCAGGCTGATGTGGTTGGTTAATTCCCCGCTACGGCTACTTAATAGCGGCTTTGGCTGGGTGTTTCGCGGCATCATGATTTTGCTCGGTGGGCTTTCCTGGCCGATTGTGGCGATTGGCGCAGCACTCACGGCGGTGGGGTTGCTCGTTTATAAATATTGGGAGCCCATCAAGGCATGGTTTTCGGGGTTCTGGTCTGGGTTGGTGGAGTCTACTGCCGGTATTCGTAGCGCACTCTTACCGTTAGCGCCGGTTTTTGATGCCATAGGGCGTGCGCTTGGCTGGGTGTGGGAAAAGCTGAAAGGCGTATGGGACTGGTTTACCCGGTTATTCACTCCCGTGAAATCAACACGCGAGGAACTCGATAAAGCGACGGAGTCGGGCAAAAAATTCGGCATGGCGCTAGGGGAGGCTATCTCGATGTTGTGGGCGCCGTTCGCGTGGTTGCGTGAGCAGATCACCTGGGTATTGGAAAAACTCAACGCGATCCCTGAACAGGCTGAGCGTATCCGTATTGCAGCGGCCCGCGCTAACAGCATGAATAACGCGATGCCGGGCGATAGTCATACCCCCAAAGCGGGGGTAATACGCATCCAGGATCCGAAGACAAAAAAATGGACAACGGAGGAATGGAAGCCTAACGCAGCCGTTAAGCCCGGAGGGGATAAACCGACGGAGAATCCACCTCCGAACCCACCTCCCAAGCCCCCCGCTATAAAGCCAGCAGGTGCAATCTGGGGCAAGAACCCGGACAGCGGCAAGTCAGGGGCGGGAGCAGGGGCAGCGGGCAAAGAGGCCGAGAAGAGGGATCCCAACAAGCTCGGCGATATCGTCTTCAAGAACGTGGCGCCGCATATTGCCCTTGCATCACCCTACCTGACCGCTCAGCGTGAGCAGGCGCGGGCGATCAATGGGTTAACCAAGGCGGCAGATGCGCTGCGCAAATCAACGACGGGGTTGGACAAGTTCGGCAGTATCGGGCTTGGCCAGGGGAGTTTTGCCGGGGTGTTTGCTGAACCGCAAAAGCAACAGACCAGCCTGCTCACTCAATTGCGAATGGCGGCAAGTGGCATGCTCCAGCGCGCTCAGGATTGGATTGGTGGAGGTACTCAACTGGCATTTGCGGGGGCGGGTGCCGTCCTTGCCCCGCAAGCCAATCAGCGCACGCTGTTGGCCCGTCCTGAGCCCGTAACGATCGAGGGTAACACCTATCACCTGTCGTTTGATTTAAAAGAAGTCGGCCAACTTGATGAGCGCAAGATCGCGATGCTGGTCAAAGAGCAGATCACCGATATTGAGCGGCAGAAGGCCATGAGAAATCGCTCACAACTGCGTGACCGCGAATAAACCAAAGGGGGGTATATGTTGCGAATGCCTATGATGATGGTGCTGGGTTTGTTCGTGTTTATGCGTTCAACGGCACCTTACCAGACGTTGGCGCAGGAGCGTACCTGGCGCCATGCGAAAAATGATCGTGTTGGACGATCGCCTAAGTATCAGTATGTCGGGCCCGGAGAGGACAAAATCACACTGTCTGGCATCCTGTACCCGGAGATCACCGGCGGCGATATCTCGCTCGGCCTGTTGCATACCATGGCGTTTACCGGCTCGGCCTGGCCGCTGATTGAGGGGACGGGCGCCATTTACGGAATGTATGTGATCACGTCGATTCAGGAAACGCGCACCGAGTTTTTCAAGGATGGAAAGGCCCGCAAGATTGAGTTTACCCTCAACCTGGAGCGCGTCAGCGAGGACTTGCGCGAGGCGTTGGGCGATCTGTCATTGAGCCTGGATAAGATACTGTAGGTGGGGTTGACTGTACTGGCCACCCTTGGCGGCACAGTCCGTTATATCTTTATTCCGGGAGTAAAAAAGCCAGCATCGCGCTGGCTTTTCTCTTTGATGGGGTTGCGGTCCATAGCAACCCGGCAGACAAGGTTTTTCTACGAGCCGCCACCCCATTCGCCTATCGCTTCGTCTTCTGTTTGAGTCGATTTGGTTTGATACCCGCAGTTTCGGCAATTGATGTAATGCCAGCGGATCAATTGTGTACCATTATGCCCGGCAAAATCATACATGCCATGCCCCACGGAACTTGAATCGCATTTTGGACAGTTGCTTAATACCATAACCTCGCTCCTATTGTGTTGATTCATTAGCCGCTATTATTGCCCACTGTTTATATGTGGTATCAATCGTTCCTTTTGCTCTGTAGCCCATTCTTGTTCTTGCTACTGTTGGGTCAAAGGCGTTAACCGGCAAGTAAAAACCTGCTGGCGGTAATCGTGGGCAAACCGGGGTAATGGATTGTGTTATGCCACCTTCGATATATGCCGGGCAGTTTTCATATGTATTGATATGAGGGTCTAGGCAAGTTGATGTTTGAGGGTAAGGACCATCCATTCGATAAGCGGCTACCGTTGCATTCATAATGTGAGAATGCTTAACGGTTGAGTAAACCCCAAAGCCACGCAGCGTAAGCCCGTACGGTTTATTAAGCCCAGCGTCTACCTTTACCTTTATCGTGCTATAACTCAACGAGCTGATGATCGCCTCGCCATTCTCAACTACTAAATCAATGCTTCCACGTGATTCAGTGTTATAAGCGTAATAATGGATAAAGCTACCGTTAGTAATATGCAGCTTATCAATGTGTAGATTTTTAATTGCGTGATAAATTTTGACATCACCTCCTTTTGTTTTTAATCCATTAATTCTTAATCCAGCGCGTTGAAGTTCAACACCAGGGTCATCATACATCGAAACTGTTGGAGAGCCTCTTGTTACAACATGGCCACCCTCAACGGCTGTTCCATCACAGGCTTTAAGCACAATGCCACCTTTAATTACCTCGGTTTCATTCGCATAAGGGAAGGTTACCTGAGGATTGGCCAGTGTCATGTGTTGCGAATCCTCAAGGAAGAACCCCGCATACGTTTGACTGATAAGCATTGTGTCCCTAAAAACATTGCGCTGTGCACCGAAGAACGAAGAAGCGCCGTAAAAACCGCCGCTCACCACATCGCCGATTGACATATTATTCCAGGTTTTTGCACCAAACATAATCGCACCGCGATTACTTGTGTTGTCGCCATTAAGAAACTGGTTGAACGATGATGAGTTACCATAACCTCCCGCGTAAAAACAGAGTTGAGAGTCACCATTTTGTTGGCCGGTAAATGTTGAGTGAGATATTTGGTTGCCACATGAGCCGTAACCAAAGAACAGCGTGTTCCCGCCGAGAGAATTTAGGAACCTAACATTATGGAATTTGTTAAAGTGTGAACCGCTAAAACGCATTCCTTTAGAAATGTTGGCAAAGTCAATCTCACCGCCCGTTATTGACAACCTGCTAATCTGTTGTTCTATAAAATAACCATTATGAGCCACAACAATCTTGCCAGAATTTGAAAGCTCAATGTTAGTTGCTTTTTCTGTAACGGTTGATAGTGTAGAACCGAACGGAACATCCCACAAAATTCGCTCACCAAATACTACTTTGTTTCCAGCGTCTACACGCTTGATGCGCATAACCTGTCGCTGATACCCCATCTGTGTTGGATCTTGGGCTATTGAATTATAAAAAACGTCATCCGTTGGATATTTATATCGTAGAGCAACGGTATCATCAATCTTAAAACCGCTTGCATCTGCGACAATTACGAAGGTTTCTCCCGCAAGCGACCCACTGGTTATCGTAGACTCAAAAAATAATGAGTCGATAAATGAAAACATATCTGGTTCAAGGCTGCGTAATTGACCATTGATTTTAATATTTGTCCCCACGGGTAGGGAAACTGATGAACCCAGGCCGACAATACTTCCCTCAGGAATAATTAACGGGACATCCCGTGTCTTTGCCTTCAAAGCGGCCCACTCGAATACATCTGATTCGTCACGACCATCACCAATAAATCCGTATACGTTCCTAAGATCAACGCGGTCGGAAAAGTAATCACTCAAGATACGGGGAGCGGTCAATCCAATCGGTGTTACATTGACGTGATCCCCACCTTGAGATGAGAGAAGGGTGTTTTTGAATTTGTCGATTTTATCATCAACATACTCCCTAGTGGCTAACACTACGGCGGGATCTATCTTAACAGTCACATTGGATGTGTTACTGACAACGATCACCATACGGACTATCTGCGTGCGGCCAGAGCCCTCTTGCAGGAGTGGTTTATAGGTTTCTGGGCAGTTGGACACGGCAACCAGATCACCATCCTCATCATACAGACCGACTTCCTTTATCCACCAACCGCCGACATTCTCGGGGATCACCTGCTCAACAATAATTTGGGCGTCGTTGAGGGGGTCAATCGACAACTGGTTAATGGGGGCACGACGGCGCTCGTTAATCAGCGCTGTCTGGTTGGGCGTTGGTGTCGGTAGTGTGCCGCCGCCGTCCCCGACCGCCATTTCGGTAATACTGAGCTTGATCCCCAGCGCCGCCGCGTTGGTTATCTTTGCAACGCCAATATTGGTGAGTAAGGCAAAGTATCTAGCGCTCATCGGTTATTCTCACTGTATCAATCAAATGGATTGCTGCACCGGTATGGGTTTCCGGTGATCCCACTTCCAGCAGTTCGGGGAAATAAGGATAAATTGTCAGCTCATCGCCCAGGTAATTAGCGGAACCGACATATAAGGGGGCGATCATTTTTAACCTGATGGCCAAACCGATCAGGTGGCGACTACGGGGTTTTGCCATATCAATCAGGCGTTCCAGCTCGTCATACATGGCCTCGGTGATACCTTTGTCCATGACGTCAACGATAGCGCGCCAAGTGCCCGGCTCGTCGCCGGTTTCCCACCACTCAGTTGGAGACAACTCAAACCCAAGCGGCATGATGGCGCGACGAATGGCGCCCATAGTTCCCTTGCGTTGATGCAAAATAAAAGCCGCCTTCACTACGGCGCGTTTGGTGGCTTCCGGCCAGGATTCATCCCATCGATCAACGGAGCGTGCCCAGGCCAGATAGGGCAGCAGAGCAACCGGGCAAGTGTCTGGGTTCCAGAGATCGCGCAGGGGAATGGGGATATCATCGATTCCCGCAGAGGCTTTCGCGACATTGTGTTCAAACGGTGAGGCCGAGATGGGGAGCAGGCTATTCATCTGTTCCACCAATAACCATCTGGTAATTTGTGCAGTAGGCGGCCTGAGTCCGATCCAACACCACGTCTTCCAGCGGGGTGGTCAACTCAACACGCTGGACACCTTCGGCATGTAAAGCGGCATAGATGGCCGAGCGACGAATATCACGCCCTAAGCGCCGCTGCTGGCTGATGTATTCCATCAGGCGCGCCTGCGCATTCTCCATGACGGGCACGGCCTCCGGACCGGGGAAGAGATACAACACCGCATCAATCTGGTAATTCACGATACTGGCAGACTGGATCAGTAAGCGATCGGCAACAGGGCGGATCTCTTCGCTATTCAATGCCTTGTCTACGAGAGCGAGTAACTCATCGGATGCGCTGCCGTCACCCTCTCGGGATAATACGGTGATCGTCACATTCGCAGGCGAGGGACTTAAGGCGCTGGCATCCGCTACGCGACCGTCAGCACTCATGGCGTGGAATTCATAAGCGCCGGTTGGTCCGGCGACCGACATCCCCTCGAAAGCTGCCGGGATGCGCAGGCGAAAATCGCTGTCTGACTCCATAACGGCGGCCACTGGCGGAATGGCGGCATCATCGGCGGGGGTGATCACCAGCCGTTCCACGTTGTTGTTGGCACCGAGCTGATCCAGATCGCTGAGCTGCGAATAGGCCACCATGCCCGCCAGTGCCGCCTGATTGACACGCTGGCGCAACAGCAACTCACGGTAGGCGTTTTCCTGCAACAGCTTGACCAACGGTTCAGATTCCAATTGCAGCGTCCTGGCGATGGCGTCCCGTTCGGCGCCTTCTGGATACAGTGCAAGCAACCGGGCTTTGTTCTGTTCAAATAGATCCTCAAAGCTGAGTTCCTCAATTACCACAGGGGCAGGGAGGCGGGACAGGTCGATCACGCTCATGAACCGGCCTCCAGAGGGATATCCAGACTGACGGGTTGGCTGCTACTGCTGATCCTGCCTATCAACCTGGCGGTCAGGTGCGCATCATCGCCGTTCAGGGTAATGGAAGAGAGCGCGATCCGTGGCTCCCACTGCAACACAGCGCTGTAAATGGCCGACATCACCTTAAGCTGTGTCGCGGGGTTCTGCGGGTTATCCAGTAGAGAAAAAATCAGAGAGCCGTAGGCTCTTCGCTGGATCCGTGAGCCGATTGGCGTGCAGACAATGTCGGCAACAGATTGCTTGATATGGGCCATGTCCGTCATGGCCCGGCCTGTACGGCCGCTCATTCCTAGGTAGGTGGTCATACTGGCCCCCCGCTTGTGTCGCTGCCTGATTTGACACCGCCATGTATGTGGGTGTGGACCACTACCCCGTTGGAACTCATGGCGCCGCCACCCTGGGTGACAGTGCCGTTGATAATCATGTCAGCGTTGAGGATCACGCGGGCAGCATTGATGTGTAGCGCGCCGCTGGCGTCCACAAAGGCTGAGGAGATCCCGGTGATATCGAAAGCGCTGGATGCAGGGTCATAGCCAAAAATGGCGCCATCTGGGTAGCGGGTCAGGTTTACTACCGGGTTATCACTGGGAGCGGGGGCACTGTCGCCATACAAGCCAAGGAGTGCAACAGCGGTGGTAAGCTCCCCGTTCGCCGCTAAAACGACGACTTGCTCACCGACCGTTGGCGCCCACCAGGTGACGGCATTACCCGCACGCAGTGCCAGCCAGGGGATCCATGTGGTGACCAGTTCACCGGTGGCGATACGTACGCGCGGCGGATCCATTTGGACACTGTCAACAGTACCAAAGCGAATGAGGTTAGCCAGGCGGCGCAGGATTTCGGCAATATCGTTCATGAGTTACCGGCAGTGACGAAAAGTATGCCGGTATTGTTGCCCCCTCGCGCGCGGGCAGGCAACGCGGGGGGATTGTAGGGGACCTGCTACAAGCAGTTACCACCGCTTATCGACAATGAAGTCGAAAACAGCATCCAGCATCAACTCCCGATCCTGCGGAGTAACGCCCAGCAGTTCTCGCAGTGGGTAGCGCATGCGCACGCTAGGGTTGACCTGATCCTCAAGGCCAAGCTGATGCACATTCGCTATCTGTGCGGCCACACCATCAAAACCGACAACGGCAGAATCTCCAGAGGCTCTAGCGCGCAGAAATGAGGCGGTGCGCAGGCGGCGGAACATGGGTTGAGGCTTTCTAACGCGCTTTGTGGTGGTGGCCGTCTCAACCGAGATGTAACGCTCAATACGGTTGCGCAGGAAAGTACGAATTGCGCCGCGCTTGTTATCCCAGCCGGTGATCCGGTCGTGCCCGCGCTTCCAGTTCTTGAGGTCGCGCAACTCGCCAAAGTAGATAAAGCGTAGGCGCTGTTGCGTGACTTCGGTGCGTGGGCTGCGCGCCTGGTACTTGGTGCCGTCGGTGTTCTGCTGTTGGGCAATGCGCTTTTGCTGCCCCTTGCGCAGTGTCTGCGCCAACTTCTTGACCATCAGGCGACGGCGTGCCGGTTCGACATTGCGTAACATGTCTTGCAACTCTTTTTCGAGCTGTGCCAGATCGTTGCCGCCGCTCATGATTTACCACCCAGTTGCTGGCGTATCCAGTCCTTAACCATCTCACCCACGCTGGCCAGCGTCCACTCACTGACATCGGCATAGGGATCGTGAGGTGGTTCAGTGCGGTGCGTGACTATCAGCTCACCGTCTTTCTTGGTGACAATCGCCGCCTCGGTCAGTTGCAGAGTGATCAGCAGGTCAGCAGTTCCGTTGTCCAGAATATCGACCTTGAATTTAACCCCCGTCTCGCGCAAGTCTGGGTTGAAGTGCAGATCCGGTTGGTGCTCACGGATCCACAACTGCACCGGTAGGACGACGGTATCCACATTGTGGGGGTAATCCATCACCAGCAGGTTGGTTTGATAGCGGTATTCGTGCGACAGGGATTTTTGCCCGGTGGAAACAATCTTTCCCTCACTAACCCAGATGGCTAGCGAGTCCGGGTTCATTCGCAGGTAGGCATTGGCGGCGCTGATGGCCTCACGCAACAGGTTGGGTTTTAGCATGGTGTTCTCCTTCGCCTGCAGCACAGCTATTTTTGGCTATGTCTGCCGGTATGGCCAAGACGGTCATTTTTGACTGTGATCGATGGTGTCCCCGGATGAGCGCGCCTTTTCAGCGGACCGGATGGCCGCCAGGCGGTTGTTGGCCTGCTCAATGGCATCAAGCAACATCGGCAACCATTCAAGCGCCTGCGCGTAACTCAATCGTCTGGCGGTAGTGGCACCAGTATTGGCGTGGTCAGGCTGGATGGGAGGGGTTGGCAGGGCGACGGCACGTAAACGGTGGGTGAAGTGGAGCAGCCGGTCGCTAACATCACCAGGCAGATACTGCACAGCGCAAGGCTCTTTTTTAATGATGGTGCGTATTTCGGTACGTACGGTGTCGTTTTTGGCGCTGGCTTGGCGGTTGTCATGCTCGGTAGCCTCGGAAATGGTATTGAAAATTCGTGACGTGGTGGCCTGGGTGCTTATGATGGCGCGGGATTTCTTAAGGTCTATATCTAGCGTGCTGACCTGTAGCGCCAAGTTGGCGTTATTTTTACGCAGTAGCTTGGCGTCAACGAACAGCACGACAATCAACAACAATCCAGCCACGGTAAGCCAGCGATTCATGATGATGCCCCACTTAAACAGTGGGCCATTTCGGTATTTCTACGGATCTCAAGGCCACGCAGGCGCTTGCCACCGGAGTAGGAAAAATCGGGGATGCGTTGACACATGGCAGACCAGTTTTTTGCCTGCGCATATTGGTAAATTTGCGTGGGGCGCTTGGCTTTGCTGTTCCAGCGGATCCCGGCACAGCCCAGGTTAAACGCCAAGGACGTCATGGCCTCAAAAGTAGGCTGCGGCATTTCTCGGCCATTAAACCGGCTATTGACGCAACTCTCGGCGGTCTTGATGTCGTCTACCCATCGGCGAGCGATCTCTTCATCACTGTAGCGCTTTTCCGGGTTCACATTTCCAGTGCTCCCCACGCCTACGGTTAATACGCCAGCAGGGCAGTGGTAAGGGTCACGGATACACCCCTCGGCATTTCCAATCAGGGATAGGCCAGCCTCACCGGTTCGGATCTCACCCAAAAACAAGGTTAGCGCCAGTGCAATGATCGCCGTGACCGAGCAGCCTGCCAGTTGTTTTTTACTCACGATATTCCCCTTTGAATGCCTGGCGCTTTTGCTCGTACTCAAGTTCGAACATCTTGATATGCCAGGCGTGTTCCGCAGCCCTGCGGGCCTCTTCACGGCGTTTGTAATAGCGGTTGGTCAAGTAGGTGCCCAGACCGGTAAGGATCCCGACCAATACCGCCCATTCATTGAGGGAGAGCCCCCCAAAAATTGCTAACAGCAGTGACCAGACGTAGGACGCTGCGGAGCTGTACTTTTCCATGAGAGAGGCTCTAAAAGGCATGATGATTAGTCCCAAAGCTGGATCATTTGCGTGTCCGTTGCCTGCTCAACCTGGTTCGGCAATTCAACCAGTGTTCCTGTTGGCAG